AGTTCCATAGCCGCCAGCGCCATAGCCGCCCACGCCATACCCAATACCCGCAGGAATAGGTGCTGGAACTCTGAAGAACTCATATTCAGCACTCCCGCCATTCATTTTTGATAATGTATCAAATACTGTGCCGCCTGCGCCTAATGTAGCCGCCGCGCCTAATGCAAAAGAAACGCTGTTGCTTGTTTTTGCCGTTACAGTGCGATCACCATTATAAGAAGCTGAGACACCGGTTATTGTTACCGTATCACCAACGTTAAACGTATAGTCGCCAGAAAAGGTTATCGTTCCAGTCGTTCCATTTGAACTTGCGCCAGTGACTGCGGCAGTCGTTGTCGAAGATCCGGCTCTAATCGTAAAAGTAGAAGTCGTCGGAACAGTCTGGACAATATAATTGCCATAAAGCGTAACGGTTCCAGCTGTTGTTGAAACGACGATTGGGAATGTGTCCCCTACAGCGTATCCATGATTAGCAAGCGTGACAGTAACAACCGGGCTGCCGCGAGAATTAATAAAATCATAAGAGAAGTCATAAGTAGGAACAACGCCGCCTGGAGAAGAAACCGTTGATGTTGCGACTTGAGGATTGCCGGATGCATCAACCGCAGTAATAGAAAACTGATCAGCGCCAAGAAACGTGCAAGGATAAACGCCGAATAATACGAGCCCATCAACAGCTACAGGTGTTCTAATATAAACTGTATCAAAATCTGATACGTTAGACCCAACTGCGTAAACAATAACAGTGCTCGATCCAGCAATCGTTGTCATGCCAGCCGTGACGCTGAATGCGTAGTCTAATGTGTCTGTTCTTGGAGTAATGACTTCACGCGCATCATCATAAATTACAGATAAGCCATTGCCGTTTACGCTTGTTCCTTCAGCGCCAACGCCAAGATATGTATTGGCGTTTGTGTCTTCCCAGGCCCAAAGCGCGCGAACAATTGATCCAATGCTTGTTGGAAAAAATCTTGTCCAGCCGCCAAGCTTTTGAACAAGAGCAACCTGCCCTTGTTTGTCTGGAATAAAACGAACAAGATCAGTTGTCGAAATTGCCGCTTCATTAAACGTAGGCGTCCTGTTCTGGTCGACGCCTGGTATAAGCTTGAGTGTCTGATGCGGCATTTATTAGCCTCTAGTCGGCGTGGCTGTTGTTGACGCGCTTTGTGAACTCCACGCAGAAGCTTCGAATTTCTTCCTGTTTTCTTCGCTAACGGCGCTCTTCAGCAGCGTTTGATACTGCGTCTCATAGGTTATTGGCATTTGTGGATCATTGCCAAGAGCGCTTGAGAAGTTGCGCTGATATGCAGCAATATAAATCATGCTCGCCATGATAAATAGATCCGGCAGATAAAGACTAATGAACGTAGACGTAACGGTATTGTTGGTTCCGTTGCCAAGGCTTTGCGGGCGTATTGTGCCAACAATTTCTACGTTATAAGCCGCGTCTGGATATGGTCCGACAAGGAATGTGTAATCATCAAAAGGAACCCAGTATTTTGGTTGCCCTGTAGATGAAGACGCGCCGTAAACCGCATCAAGAAATTCTTTGGTTGTCGGCAGAAGAGGAACGCGCGTTCCAAGATCTGGGTTAGAAATACCAACTGGCGTAATTAAATTAATTTGCTCTGGGACAACAAACGTTCCCGCTGGAACGTTTATGCTTCTGGTTCCCACTGTCAAAGCGTAAGCAGTTGACGACGTAGACGTGAAAAGGAAGTCAACGTCACGATATATGCGGTTTTCCGCATAAGCGATCATTTGAGGCAAAATTACCAGAAAGGCTGGATCTGTCGCATCCACAACCGCCATCGTGGAGATCTGATCCACATAGCTTGTAGTGCCAGATACTGTTCCGGCGTAACTAAGACCCGTCGTCATCTAAAACCCCGCTAGTTAGGGCAAGTTTACCATAAGACAGGCCCCAATGGCTACTTCTTGCCCCAGCCGCACAGCTCTTTGCCGATCCGGTTGTGCTCTTTGGCTTCCCAGATCGTGCCGTCGCTATCTCTGTCGCTCCAGTAAATCGGTTTTGCTGTCGCGCAAAATGTCGCTTGCTGACTAATCGGGGCGTTTAAACCCGTCGTCGTCATGCACCCCGCCAGGATTAAGCTGGCGCTCGCGCTCAACAGCAAGACGAGCCTGTAAGGCAATATGTGCCGCATCTATCTGCGCCTTTAAGTCTGCTACTTGCTGCTGCGTCTTACCGGCGTCAACAAGTTGTTTGGCGTAGAGCCAATCAAACAGCTTACCGGCAGCTGAGAATAGACTGCCGATAATTGTTAAGATAGCGTAGATCATTTGCCGGTGACGTTAAAATCTTTGGCCGCGACCAACCCGATACCTATCAACGCATTTTGAAGAGCTGGCCAGTCAAGCGTCTTTGTCTGCCAGGCCTGGATGCCGACCGTGATCAGCGTGATAATTCCTGGGATAGTGGTCAGGAAATTTTTAAAGATGCCCATTCTGTTCCCCTATTTTGTAAGAGCTAAAATCTGATTTTTTACGTCAATGATGCGCGCCGTCCAGCCTTTGCCAAATGTGTTCCAAATGGAAAGGCTTTGCATAAACGCCAATCGCTTATTGGTGACAGCCATTGCGATGTAATCTTTTGTTGCCTGTATCGTCTGTGGGCCGATCTGCCCGTCCTGCGTAACGCCAACGACGCCTTGAAGCGTTTTGGCCGCGCGGCTTACCCCTGAGTTGACAGCATAATCGAACACAGCAAAATCAACGCCAGAGGGAAGATCGTCTCCACGAATGCGATCCCAATATTCCTGGCGGTAAATGGCCGCAACATCCGCCTGACTGATCGTGAATACGTCAACCGTCGGCAGATTTTGTTTTTTGCGCCACGCGTCATAGGTATCCTGGGTGATGCCGAAAGCAGTCCTGCCGCCTGGGTCGCGGGGGTCATCAACGCGGCCCCCTTCGTATTTCAAAACCTGTTTCAGCGCCTGGGCGTAGTTCTCTTTCATTTGTCGGCTTTCTCATCAAGCTTATCGAATATCTTACCAAGCATTTCTTTTATTTCTTTCATGCCTTCGGCAAATTCATCCTTGCGAAGATAATGGCTTGGAAGTTCTACTTCGATCTTGTGGATGTCTTCTTTAAGTTCTTTAACAGCAACCCAAAGCTCTCGCGCAAACCAGCCGAATACGGCAACGGCTGTGCCAGCGCACAAATTGATTACTGTCTGGAAGTCCATCACGCTGCCTTCTCGCCCGTATACCACAGGAGATTGTCCTGTAGACGTTTGTCGTCTGGGTCTAGCTCACAGGCGAGCCTGCCCTGTTCAATTGCAGCTTCCGTCATCCCAAGACGATACGCGGCAATCGCGGCATAATCGTGCGGGAGAGGCCCCCATGAAGCTGGTTCAGTAGTATAAACTAATTCTTTATTTTTGATAGATAGGGCGCGCGTTGCGGCACCATAACTTTCTGCCCACTTATGCTGCTCATAATATAATTTTGCCAAAGCCACCCAAGGCTCGCGCGTGTGAGGCGCTTCAGCAGCCGCCTTGTGATACCAAGCCTCTGCTCCTGCCTGATCGCCAAGGGCCTCGCGACATTGGCCAGTAACTCGCATGGCGTAGCAGCGGTCGTTAATCCAAACCGCTTCTGGCATTTTAAGATAGCGATCAAGCGCCTCAATTGCGTCTTCGTAGCGGTTATGAAAATAAAGCTCGCGCGCGTAGTAGAAGGCGTTTCTGGGGCAATGCGGGTCTTCTTTGACCGACAATTCCAGCGTTTCCATGTAATGACCCCGGCTTTTTGTCGGGTCAGGATGATGCGTTATGAGCAAAAAGTCAGTGTGCGCCCACACTTCTTGGATGCGCAAATCAGCCCTTATGTGCTCGTGGCAGGGATGATGCCAGTAATAACCGTGGCGCGCGTGGATCTTTTCTGAGTAGAAAACGATCCCTAAACTCCAATCAAATTTATAACGCAAGTGGGTCGTTTCTGGCGTCCAGACGCGCTCTATTTCCTCCCTCCAACCAGGTTCCATAACCTCATCAGCGTCAAGACAAATGCAGATGTCATAGTCTTTCGGGATAAGCATGAGGGAGGCGTTTCTGGCATGATCGAAGCGCCAAGGCGTAACGCAGATCTCATGAACAGTGACGCCGTTTTCCTTTGCGATCTTTACCGTTCCGTCTGTACTGCCAGTATCGGCTATGAGGAGCAAGTCTGCTTCTTTGGCTGATTGCGCCCAACGCTCGATAAATTGCTCTTCATTTTTTGTGATCGTATAGACGGCAATCTTTAGTTTCTTTTCCATCTTTTTT